AAAAAAAAACCGAAAGGGCAGTCTGAAATGGGAATTTGAACGAGGCGGCCAGAAAGGGACAGGGCAGGGGAGGGAAAAGGGAAGGGGGAGGGGAGGAAAAAAGGGGATAAGGCAGGGGAGGGGGAAAATTTCACGTGACAAAAGGGGGAGGGGAGGGAATAATTATCGAGGGGTGGGACCGTGGGTGGGGGAGACGGGGGACAACCAGAGAGGGGAGACAAATGGGATTTGAAGCACCGGCGACATTGCCCTTGTGGGGGAAGAAATGGCCGAGGGAGGCCTTGGTGATAAAATACGAGGAAGGCCCTCGGGAATTTCGGCGGGGATTCCAGATGGACCCGATGAGTGACGACGAAAGAAAGCTCCCGCATTTTGAGGGTGCGGTGGAGGCGGGGAGAGGGGTGACGGTGGCCCAGCTTTTGAGATCGGACAACCGGATACCGAGGTTTATGGGAGTGGACCCGGGAGGGGACTCGAGGCCGGGGTCGGCCCTGATGGCGTTGGGTTTGGGGGAGGACGGGAGCCGGATCCCGCTGGCGATCAAATACGGGAAATGGGGCCCAAGGGAATTTGCGGAGGCGGCGGTGCAGTTTTACCTGACCTGGATGCCGTGGGTGGTTTACGTGGAAAACGACGGGCTCCAGAAAGCGTACCAGGAGCTGATCGTGATGTTACCGGGGTCGCCGGTGGTACCGCTGAAGGGGTGGCTGACGTCGAACAAGAAGACGAACCCGGAGATTGGGATCGAGGGATTGGATGCGGAATTCATCCAGGGGAGGTGGAGGATCCCGAGCGGGGAATTTTACCATCACGACGTGGGGTGCCGGTGCGACTGGTGCCGGTGGCGGGCGGAGGTGATGAATTACCCGAACTACACGACCTCGGACGGGCTGATGGCGATGTGGTTTGCGTGGAACGCCCTGCGGAAGGGGGAGGGGTCGCTGTTTACGGACTCGGCCTCGGTCGACGGGATGGAGACTTTCGGCTCGCCGGTGGACACGGAGGTAATCGGGGAGGCGGAAGATTTTGATGAATTTTCTCTTGACAATGCCCTGAAATCTTGGGACATTTACTGAAAACACCGGGGGGACCGCCGATGGCGGCCGCCGGAAACCCACCGCAGAAAAGGGAGGATACCGTGATGCGATGCCCATCCTGCCACCGGGAGATCGATGGAAAAGACGTAGAGCCCGGAGACTTTATCCAGAACCCCAAACTCCGCAAGGCCGGAATAGCCCAGTGGTGCAAAGAGTGCCAAGCGAACGTCCCGGCCGGGATCATCGCCGAGCTGAAAGAAAAGCCGGAATGGTTTATCAAGCAGGCGAGGCTCGCAGAGCGGCACGAAAAATTCCGCCAGATTGACAACCACGGCGTCGGCTTCCGGGATGAGCTGACCGTGGTGAAGACGAACCCGGGCGGCGTCGAAGTAAGGGGGAAGTGGTTGTAATGCTCGGCCGGAAGAAAGCCGCCGGGACACCCCTGGTCGGCACCCTCCCATCGGAAGACCCCATCCAGCCAGATCCCGCCCCAGGCAGTATCGAGGAATACGCCCAGCAGACGGCGGAGATCCTCGAGACCCTCTCGAAAGACACCGGCGACCGCTGGGGCCTCACGATTAACGCCGGTGGCCGGAGACGGATCTACAACCCCTCCCAGCTCGTCGGCCGGAAAGGACTGGCGATCTACGACGAAATGCTCCGGGACGGGCAGGTCAAGAATTCCTACTTTTTGCGGCGGCTGTGCCTGCTGGCCACGGCCCGGACCGTGGTGCCGGCGGATGAAGAAGACCCGGAAGCGGTAGAGCAGAAAGAATTCATCGATTACGTCTTCAAGGCGATGACGGGGTCGGTGGAGGACTTCATCCTCAAGATCTCGGATGCGATCCGGTGCGGCTTCAAAGTGGCGGAGAAGAACTACCGCTACATCGAGGAGGGGCCCTTCAAGGGGAAGGTCGGGATCGACCATTTCAAGGTCCGAAATTCCATCAATTACGAATTTGAGACGGACCCCCACGGCAACCTCCTCCCGGACGGCCTGATCGAGCTCGGGAGCTCGTCCGGGGAAGACACCCGCCTCCCCATCGACAAATTTGTGATTTGGACCTACGGGAGCCTGGATGACGACGGGACCAGCTGGTACGGACGCTCGGAATTCGAGGCCGCCTACCGCTACTATTTCGGCAACGACATCATCCACCGGATCTGGGCGGCGATGGTCGAGAGGTACGTCAAGCCCCTGGTCATCGCCTCGGAACAGGAATCGAGCCTGAAGACCAACAAGGCGAAGATCCAGAAGCTCCTCACCGATATCAAGAATCTGCACCGGAAAGTAGGGCTCTGGGTCCCGGCCTGGGCGAAGGTCGAAGTGAAAGACCCCCCGGACGCCAAAACCGGGAAAGCGAAGGACTTCCTCGAATTCAACAACCAGATGATCTCGAAGAGCCTCCTGCTGGGGACGCTGATCCAGCAGGAAGGGAAATCGGGAGGGAGCTACGCCCTCGGCCGGAAGCAATTCGACCTCTTCTTTTTGAACAACGCCCAGATTATGCGGCAACTCGAGCAGGACGTCTTCCTCGAGCAGATCATCAAAGACCTGATCGACAAGAACTACCCCAAGCCAAAGTACCCGGAATTTAAACTGGTGGAGCCGCAGAGCCCGGAAGAAATGAAGGCCAAGGTAGGGGTGGTCGAAATTCTCGCCAAGGTGCCGGGGATCGAGCTGGACCCCGAGCTGATCCGGGAATACGTCGGCCTGAAAAGAGGATTCATCACCAAGCCGGAAGCACCGCCCGCCCCGCCACCCGCCCCCCCGAATCCGCCAGCCCCTCCGCCGGCCGCACCCCAGCCTCCCGCAAGTCCACCGCCCCCGGCCACCCCGAAGGAACCCGCCAGCGGGGATAAGGAATACGCCGAACTATTCCGGGCCCCCCTCCGCCAGGAACGGTTCGTCGATTATTCCGAGGTCGCCCGGGTGCTGGACCAGCTCCCCAACACCGCCGCCGGCCAGATGACGGCCGCCTACGACAAAACCGTCAAATCGATAATCAAGCAGGCGGAAAAGAAAGGCCTGCTGACCGGGGAAAAGGACTATTCGGTAATCCCGAAGATCCAGATCAACGCCGGGGAATTCAAAAAGGTCTACACTGAGCTGATCATCCGGGCCTATATGGAAGGGGCCCGGTCGGCGGCCGGAGAAGTGGAACGATACCGGGAAGAAAAAGGCCAAGATAAAACTGCGGAATTTGCGATGCCCGCCTACGATCCGGTCGGCGTCGCCGGGACGTTCAAGGAACTCGATGTGCTGCCCTGGCTGGCCCCATTCACCCAGGAAGAGATCGATGCGGTGGCCAGCCGCCTGAATCACGAAGCCTTCGTAGCGGCCGGGGCCGAGGGGAACCTCTTCCAGTCCGCCGCACGGCTCAAGATGACAGAGGCAATCGACCAGGGATGGTCGATGCAGAGATTCACCGATGAGATCAACGCCCTCGGCCTGAGCAAAGCGGATCGTGCCGCCCTGGAGACAGGATTCCTCACCGAAACGAACCGGGTCTATAATCAGGCCAGATGGGAGGTCTACCAAAAAACCGACGATGTAACTGGAATTATTTATTCGGCGATTCTGGACCACCGGACCACCCAGCTCTGCCGAGACCTCGACGGCCGGATGTGGAAAAAGGATGACGCCAACGCCTACGCCTACAACCCCCCGAACCATTTCCGGTGTCGCTCGATTCTGGAGGCGGTCTTCAAGGGGGAGGAGCCCCCGGAGTGGGATGACATCACCCAGATGAAAAACGAAGGGCTCCCGGAGCCGGCGGAAGGTTTCGGCGGGCCGGCAGGAAGCCGGGTAAAACCGGCGAGATCCGTCGAGCACCCGGGATACACCTTGCCGGAAGCTCCGATTACCCCGACACCGTCACCTGCCCCAGCCTCGCCTACACCGCCGCCAAGCCCCGACGCTTTATACCAAGCTGGCAAAGTGCCGATGACGGAAGAAGAAATCCAAAACCTGAAAACGCTGATTGAGAAGGATGGCCAGCTCGATGACATCCCGTATATCAAGGGGCAAAAACACAAAGAGATACTACAGGAATTTACCGAAACAGCCCATCACTACATTGGCAACCCGGCTAATATTACTTGGAAAGACCTCAGCAAGGGGACACAGCGTGACCTCTGGGATAACATTCTCGCCCGAGAATCAACCCACAACAGAGTCTACAGGGGGATGAATTTCTTCCCCGAGATGAAAAAAGATATGATGTATTGGGACGATTTCCAGCGTCACCTCGGGAAAGCGAAGAAAGGCGACGTGGTAACATTCGGCGACCTCAAGCTTCAAGATCAGATTCTACAGAGTACCAGCTACAAAAGATCAGTAGCAAAACAATTCTCCTATTGGAACGAACCAGATGCCCATTCTGTGATTTTGGATATCAAGGCGAAGGCGGGACAAAAGATCCGAGGCCTTGACGTTTCTAAAACGACACCCGGAATCGATATGAAAGAAGCCGAAATAATCATCGGGGACGCCACGAAATACAGAGTGGTGGACGTAGTAAAAGAATCCACCGGTGCCCCCGGAGCAAGAGAATTCGTAGAGAAAATAACCATCCACCTGGAGCAACTCTGATGAAACAAAACGAAGAAGTAAACTTGGACCTGAGCTACTCCTTAGCCAACGTAATGGCGTACCAAACCAATAAACAAAAAGCCGCTCGCAGAGAACAGCTCCGGCGAGAGGCGGAAGAAAGAGAGAAGCAAAACCAGTCCGACGAAAACTAACCCACCGGAAGAACCGGTAACCAAAGGGAGGCGAAACAGGAAATGAAACATCTGATTATTATTGCCGTGCTGACGCTCCTGATCCCGGCGATGGCGGAAGCCCATCTCCAGAATTGGGACTGGCAACTCGACGGCGGAGCCGTGGAAGTAAACAGGGCAACCAACGCATTCACGGCCTCGACCACCATCGACGCCCAGGGCGGATTCCTGGTCGACGGGGAGGCGGGAACGGACGCCACAATTTACATCAATACCTACCCCGACTGGTCGAGCGTAACCGCTACCAGGGTAAAGATGACCATCACCGGGGGAATCACCGTAGAGGTGGCCACAGAGCCGACTCCGAGCCCGGAGCCCACGGCCACCCCGGAGCCGACGGCCACCCCGGAGCCGACGGCCTCTCCCGCCCCCACAGCGGTAGTGGCCGCAACCCCGACGCCCTGCGGATACGCCCTGGAAATAAAAAGCCTGAGCGAAATCCAGACAATGACCACCCGGGCGGATTCCAGCTTCGGCTGGATGATCGACGTGCGAAACACGGATGACACCCTGAGCTTCGGATACATTCTCGACAGCCAGGGGACATTCGTCGCAGGGACGTCCCTCGCCACCGGCCAGAGCTCGATGATCCGGGTAAGCAAAATCGACGAAGACATTGCGATCCAGGCCGGCGACTGGATGCTCCTCTCGGGGATCGACGGCGATGACGCCGCCTTCCAACATTATTTTTATCCGCCGGCGACCACGGCGAACACGGACTGGTACCTCTCGACCGAACCGGCATTGGTTCAGGTGGGGGACGCTTTCTACTGCCAGACCGTGAGCGTGCCGAGCCCGAGCCCGACGCCGAGCCCCTCGATTACCCCGACACCCTCGGTAACGCCGACGCCCTCGGTGACCCCGACGCCCTCGGTGACGCCGACGCCGGTCCCGACGGCCAGCCCGACGCCCTCGGTGACCCCAACGCCGGTCCCGACGGCAACGCCGGAGCCCACGCCGACGCCGGAAACGTAAAAGAAATTTCAACGCTAGCCCCATAACCCAGAAGAGGTGAGAAACGAATGAAGAAAATAATCCTCCTCGCCGCCGTGGCCCTGTTTTTAATTCCACAGGTAGCCAAAGCGGATCCGAGCCCAACGCCCTCGGCAACCCCGACGCCCTCCGTGACGCCGACGCCGACGGTGACCCCGACGCCCGAAGGATACAAGACCCCATCGCCGACGCCGACGCCGGAGCTGAAACCCCAGCCCGGGACGGCATACCAACGGGTGCTGATTTACGGGATCGACGACGAAGGCAACCTCCAGAAAATACGCTGTAGCACCGAAGGCGTGATCTGGACCCTGACCAAATAACCACCCTCGGGTCCGCAGGAGGATCCGAGGCCAAACAGAAAAAGGACGGAAACTATATGCAGACAGCCGTATCGATAACGCCGTGGATCATTACAGCCGTCCTAGGGGTGGTTAATTTGATATTCGCCATTGTCGTAATTCCGACCCGAAGCAAGGTGGTAAATATGGAAAAGGAATTCCATAAATGCCAGATCTCCCGACAAGACCGGATAGCGGCGGTCGAGTCCGACATCGCCCATTACAGCAGGGAGAGCGTCAGACACGACAACCTTCTCGCCGAAATTTCCAGCTGTCTGAAGAAGCTGGACCGGACCATCGCCGTGGTGGAGGCGACGCTCAAGGCGAACACCACAACGATGATCGAAGTCAAAGCCGAGCTGCACTCATTTCGTAACGGGAGAGGGACGACCAAGGCGTAGGCTCGAGTGCGGTCAGATGGAAACGACGCAGGGATCCGGGAAAGAAGCCCTTTATTATTTCCTGAAAATTCTGACGGGCCTGAGTATCGGGATCCTCCTCCTCGCCAAGGCGTGCTCCCGGACGCCAGCCGGCCAGCCGGGAGAGCCGCTACAAGAAACCGCCGGCCACCCGAGCTATGAAGATTAACCAGAAAAAACACCTGCTCTGGATTCTCGCTTTTTTCCTGCTGGCGGGAACCGCCCTCGGCCAGACTCCGACCCCTATTCCCTGCGGTGGTCGGGACTGGGTGAGGTGGACAGACATAACGGATATGAATGCGGGCTGGGGATACTATAGCTGGCCCGCTGGTAAAACTGGGTATGTCGCCATCTGGAATGCCGATACGGATGGGCCAGACAAGGAGATGGGGGCAATGGATTATGCCAGCCCCAAGACTTTCACGGACTATTATCCCGAATATACCCGCATCCAAATAAAGTGGTACCTGCTTGATGAGTCGGTTGAAGCCGAGGGATATGTTATCCCAGAGGGGTATTATTTTGATGTAGATCACGATGGGGAGACTGATCGTATCTGGATGGGAGCGTTGAATGTTGCGGCAGGGGTTGAAGTAGACGGATATTATTGGCTGGCCGATGACGGCGGGCTCTACCACGACGAGGGGTTATGTAATCTTTGGAAGGCGGCGGTCACTCCGACTCCGACGGTCACACCAACCCCAACGGTCACCCCGACCCCGACGGTCACCCCGACCCCAACGGTCACCCCGACCCCAACGGTCACCCCGACCCCAACGGTCACCCCGACGCCGACGGTCACACCAACCCCAACGGTCACCCCGACCCCGACGGTCACACCAACCCCGACAGTCACCCCGACGCCGACGGTCACCCCGACGCCGACGGTCACCCCGACGCCGACGGTCACACCAACCCCGACGGTTACACCGACACCTACTCCGGCTGGTGCGGAGCCGCCTCTCCAATGGACCAACCTTCAGGATGCCGATATCGCCTACCCGAGACAGCCCGGAAATTATGATATCGGCTACGAGCTCGGCCAAGCCCCGGACCACCTCTGGGGGGAGGCCGATACCCGATACGGGTGGATTTACGATAAAGAGAATTTATTCCAAGCGGGAGAAAGCCTCTCAGGACCGGTGATGATATCCGCCAGAATGGGGATCGGCCGGACGTGCCAGATTCAGACCGGGGATTGGATGACCTACACGGCCACGTGGGAGGGGGAAACCATAGCGGGGATAATTTACCTTCCCCCCTGCGAGTACCAGGAAACCATACCAGAATATTATTATTACGGAGTAAGCGGAGCCCTCTACCGGGACCGCTGGCTGAATGACCTCGTCCAAGGCGTCCCCACCCCAACCCCGAGCCCGAGCCCGACGGTTACACCAAGCCCGAGTCCGGCTCCGACGGCGACTCCCAGCGTGACCCCGACCCGGACGCCGCCTACCCCAACCCCAAGCGTGACCCTGACGCCAACGGTCACCCCGACCCCGAGCCCCTCGGTGACTCCAACCCCAACAGCTACCCCCAGCACCACCCCAACCCCGAGCCCCTCGGCGACCCCGACTCCCACCCCGAGCGTCACCCCGACTCCCACCCCGAGCGTCACCCCACCGCCAACGGCCACCCCAACCTCAACGCCAACCTCAACGCCAACCGTGACTCCGACGCCGTCGCCGAAACCCACGGCCACCCCGACTGCGACCCCGAGCACCACCCCGAGCCCAACCCCGAGCCCAACCCCATCGACGCCGCCGACGGCCACCCCCACCCCGTCGGTGACCCCGACACCTACCCCCGCATACGGTGAAACGCCGCTCAGGTGGAAGACATTATTGGATGCCGACATCGCCCACCCCCGCCAGCAAAACGCCTACGATATCGGCTACGAATTCGGATCGGCCCCGGAGCACGAATGGGGAGACGGAGCCTACCGCTACGGCTGGATTTACGATAATCAGAACACCTTCAGTGGCGGGACCACCTACGCCGGAGACATCCAGATATCCATCCGGCTGGGCCTGGGAAGGACGTGCCGCACCCAGCCCGGGGACTGGATTGGCTACACGGCAGTAGGCTGGGATAACGAAACCACAGCCGGAATCGCCTACCTCCCACCGTGCGATCTGGTGGAAGGCGTGCCAAAGGAATATTATCTCGGAGCAAGCGGAGCAGTATACCGGGACCGATGGCTGACGGATCAAGCCCAGGGAGTCCCCACACCGACCCCCAGCGTTACACCAACCCCGCCGCCCACCGGTACCCCGACGCCGACGGTTACCCCGACGCCCAGCGTCACGCCAACCCCGAGCCCGAGCCCCTCGGCCACCCCGAGCCCGAGCCCGAGTATTACGCCGACAAGCACCCCGACGGCAACCCCGACGTCAAGCCCAACGCCAACTGTGACGCCAACCCCGAGCCCAAGCCCCTCGGCCACCCCAACGCCGAGCCCGAGCCCGACGGTCACCCCGACGCCCACGTCGACGCCCAGCCCGAGCCCCTCGCCGACGATTACGCCGACGCCGAGCCCGACATCGACTCCGACGCCGGTCCCGACATCGACCCCCTCTCCCACGGCCACCCCGACCCCGAGCGTGACCCCGACGCCGACGGTCACCCCAACCCCAAGCCCGAGCCCAAGCATCACCCCAAGCCCGAGCCCAAGCCCGTCGACGACCCCGACGCCAGTCCCAACGGCTACCCCATCGCCAACGCCCAGCCCGAGCCCCTCGGTGACGCCAACCCCGAGCCCCTCGCCAAGCATCACACCCAGCCCCAGCCCGGTGCCGACAGCCACCCCGACACCGCCGCCATACCAATTTAATTTTACGCAACAGAACCGGCAATACCAAGTAACGGACTACGGAACGAGGAGAGTGAGATAATCCGATGAGCCGATTTACAGAAGACAAAGTGCAATTTTGGATCATCCTGGCCCTGCTGGCGGCCCTATTCGCCTTTGCGGCCCACCAAGTGGCCAAGGGCGAAGAAGAGCTGATAAAAGGGGAGAAGATAAACTGCTGGACCCTGATCGAGGAAAGGGACGGGCAGGCTTTCACAATCGATACCTCCACAATGACCGTCGAAGGAAGGGACGGAACCATCTGGCAGGCACAGACAGGGACACAAAGCGACGGCGGGGAAGTATGGGCCCTGATCGACACCACCGCCGAGGCCTTCGAGGCCGGGACGGCCGGCTATGCAGAATTTGAATACCACATCGGCGGCGAAATTTACATTTTCCGGGTGCCAATCAGGATCCGGGAGTAGCCCCAGAAGAAAAAGAATTCTTGACAAATAATTTTATACGGTGCTATTTTACCACAACAACGAGTAGAGCGGGTCCGCCCCCGGCCTGATCCACCGGGGGAAGGCGTAAGAACGGCAAAAGGCAGTTGAGGTGCCTCAACCATCTCAACTGCCTTTTCTGTTGCCCGCTTTGCCACCACAGCCAGGAGGGAAAATGACCATCGCCATACCAAAGAACGATCCCCGAGTAACAGATGGAAAAGACCATTACCCCCTGACAGACCAGAGCGAAGCCGCCTCCGCCCTGGCCAGACTCTCCCAGCAGGACTCACCCCCCGGATGGTTTACAGGCTCCCTAAGCGATCTGAAAACCACCGTACTCAAGGCCGCACGTTCCACCTTCCCCCAGATGAAGATCCCCACCCCGATCTTCAATTATTACGCCGAAGTCCAGACGTGGGATGAACTGCGAAGCCTGCTCCAGGAAGCGGTCGACCGCCGATACAACCCCGCAGGAAGAGAGCCCAACGTCTACCTCCGGGACGTGCGGCTCGACGAACAAGCCGTGATTCTGATGACCCCGGAGGGACCGGTCCAGGTGAAATACGACCTCGATGAGGAACGGAAAATCGTCTTGGACCGGGAAGAGACCCCGATGAAAAAGAGCTGGGTCGAAGCCTACGCCGACGAAATCGAGACCGTGGACATCCCGGACGTCGAAATATTTGCGGGGGGGACCAACACCACCCGAGAATTCACAGAAGACCGTGTGCGGAAACTGGTCGAAGCCTCCATCGAGGTATTCGAGGAGCTGAAGCCCGCAATTTTCCCTGGCCACACCCGGAAGGTAGGATTCCCGAACGTCGGCCAGTTAAAAAATATAAGGCAAAAAGGGATGAAGATCGTGTCCGACCTGATCAACGTCCCGAAAGTAATGGCAAAATGGATCCAGTCCAAAGGTTACAACCGGGTAAGCCCCGAGATTCGCCGGAACTACATCGCCGAATCCGGCAAAGCAATCCCGGAAGCGATCTGCGGACTGGCCCTACTTGGACAGGACGTCCCGAAGATCAAGACAATAGCGGACCTTCCATTCCCGGTCTACGCAGACGAAGACCCGGACGTCGAAGTATTCTGTTTTGCCGTCGACGACAACAACACAATAATCACCGATGGAGGTGAACGTACAATGCCCGAGCAAGACAACAAGGGAAGAACCACCGTGCCGGTCGACGTCCAGGAATATGCGGAGCTCGTCCAGGCCAAACAGAGGCTCACCGAGCTCAAAGCCGTCGAGGCCCAGATCGAGGAGTACTCCGAAACCATCAAGACCCAGAAGGCGGACATCGCAAAGCTGGAAGGGCAGGTCAAGGAATATTCCGAGAAGATCGAGGGGATGGAGAAGGCCCAGACCAAAACCAAGATCGACAGCACCCTCGAGCGGATGAAGAAGGCGGGGAAGCTCCAGCCGGCCAAGGAATCCGAGGTCCGGGAATTCGCCGAAACCTTGGATGATTCCGAGATCCGGGAATACGCCGAAGGCGTCAAGGCGACCCAGCTCGACCGCTACCTCGGCCAGCTCGAGGCCAAGGCGGAGGGGAGCGTCATCAACTTCTCCGAGAAATCCACCAAGGGCCCGGACAAAAAGCCCGCCGTGGACGCCGAGGATGACTCGGAATTCGCCGCCCGGGTCCAGGAGTACGCCGAGAAAAACGGGTGCTCCTTCGAGGATGCCATCGATAAGGTGGCCACCCCGGAAGACGAAGACGCCCATCAGGCCCGGATCCGGTAAAGGCCAGCACCACGCCGATACCATAACGTATCGAAAACAACCATAATTTCAATTCACGGAGGTGAATGAGAAATGCCCTTTTACAACGATGACAACAACAGCATCCAGGGAGTGGCCGAAGAGGCCATCTCCAAGGGACAATGCGTCAAGATGGGGACCGTGGCCACCAACCCCCAGTACGTGAAGATCGCCGGAGCGAACGAGGCCGGAATCGGCTTTGCGGCCGAAGACATCGCCGCAGGTGCGACTGGCCGGATTATCGTCGCCGGCGTCGCCTTGGCCCTGGCCCACGACAACGCAATCACCGCCGGAGCCACCTATCTCAAGGCGGCCGCCAGCGGCCGGGTCGACGGGACCACCACGGACAAACAGCTCGTCGTGGCCTTCGCCCTCCAGTCCAGCACCGCCCAGGATGACCTGATCGAAGTGGTCGTGAGAGGCGGACCGATCCCCCTCTCCGCCTAAGGTTAGGGGACAACCGGAACCAAAAGGCTCCCGGGGGATCCTTCCGGTGGAGGGGTCTCCCGGGGGAGCCTTTACATAAAGAACCAGACAGCCCTCGAACCGTGATGCGGCGAAGGGGCCCAACCAAAACGACAAATTCACCTTGGAGGTGAAAAGACAATGCCCAGCATCGCCAACATTACCACCTCGGTCGTGCTGACCACCATAATGGTCGGACGCACCACCCAGGGATTCGCCGCAGAGCAATATATGCCGACCACCCTGGTCGAACGCCGTTTCGGCAAGATTTATTCCGCCGGGAAGGAAGGGCTCAGAAACCACGACGCCCAGATGAAATCCGGTGTGATGAGCAACCGGGTGGACTTCGACTACAGCTCCACCACCTACACCACCGTCAAGAGAGGACTCCACACTCCCCTCGATGACGATATGCTCGACAACGCCGACAAGCCCATCAACCTCCGCAGAGATGCGACCAACCTCCTCAGCGGCATCATCCTGCTCGGTCACGAAATCCGAGCGGCCGCCGTGGCCCAGGACACCGCCACCATCACCAATGCCGCCGCCGGAGCCGCTTGGAACGCCGACAGCGGGCAAGACCCTCGTGCGGATATCGATACCGGGAAAGAGGCCGTGAGGTCCGCATCGGGCAGGTATCCGAACGCAATGATCCTCCCGCCAGCCTGCCGGAACGCCTTCGTCAGCTACCTGCTGACCACGGCGAAGGTCAGCTACGGCGAGCTCGCCCGGACCGTGGAGCTCCCGGACCTCGTCCAGGGACTGAAGCCGATTGTCCCGCTGGTGGTTAAGGACACCGCCGCCCTCGGACAGGACGCCTCGATCTCCGAGGTTTACACGGCGACCAAGGTCACCCTGTGCGTCGTGGACAGCCCGAGCACCATCTACGGCGGGGCCTTCCTGAACGTCCGCCGGAAGAAGATCGGGCCGCAGGGATTCCGGGTCCGCACGTGGTGGGACGAAGCGGTGGAAGCCGAATTCGTCGAATGCCAGGTCGAGGATGTGGAAAAGGCGATCAACACCGACGCCGCCTACATCATCACCGGGGCCACCGCCTAAGCGGTAAAGACGGAAAACCAGATCGGGGGCCGGCCGCAATAAGGGCAAGGCCCACGGCCGGCCCCTCGATCTTTAACCAACGGGGAGAATGCTGTCGTGCCCTACGGACCGCTAACCAGCGATACCCTCTACCTCCGAAGCGTATTCTTCGGAGACAAGCCCGACGACCTCATCTCGGAAGATGCGAAAACAGCCGCCGAGACCTACGCCGACAGCATCATCAACGGGGAGCTCGACCAAACATTTGAAACGGTGGGAGAACCGGCCGCATATCCGCCGATGATCGTCGCCATTGCGGAGATGCTCGGAGCGGCCCAGATTTACCGTGAGCTCTACGCCCAACAGCTGGCCGACGGGGAGCAGGGCGACGAAAAGACCCCGGCGGAAAAACTCGAAGAAAGAGCCTACCAGCTCCTCGAAAAAATAAAGGATGGAAGGCTGACGCTCTTCGATGCGGCCGGGGAGAAAATAGATGGATTCGACCAGAGCGAAGGGCGGTCGACCAGCCTGTCGATAGCGGAAAAAGACGAAAGCCTGATATTCGATATCCGTGCCACCCCGGAAGAGTACGAGGATCCGCACGACGCCTACGGGGAGCCAGCCTACTAAAAGGCGGGAAAAATGATCCAGGTCAAGGTCGATAACGTAAAGTACCAGCAAGACCTCCTGAACCGATATCGCCAATCCCTCGGGGTATTTAAAAACCCGATGGAACAGATCGCCCGCCTCATCCGCAGGGGCCTCAAGGAACAATTCCAAACGGAGGGGAGGTACGGAACCGGAAGCAAGTGGGCCCCGCTAAAAGAAAAGACCATCGATATCCGGGAAAGATACGGATTCAATGCGGGGCCGATTCTACAGCGGCTGGGGGAGCTCAAGCGATCCTGGTCCGAAGGCTCGCACCCAGGGCACGCCACCCATATCACGAACAGCAGCTTGGTAATGGGCTCCGAGATGACGGTAGCGAGAGGCGGACATTATCTGGCCAGCATCCATCACTACGGAACAGATAAAATTGCGGCACGACCGATAATGGCAGTAGACGGGGAAATACCAGACGATTTAAGGGCCCAGATCCAGCAGACGATAGAAGACCACCTCGCCCGAATGAACGCACTGATCTCATCTTAACCCGAGAACCAAAGTGGACAAGAGAGAAGTATACCGGAATCTGGTCGACCTCCTCGAAAAGGAATGGGACAAGAGGAAGCCCGGGGGAACGCCCAAGCTAGCCCGGGTCGGCCAGAACAGGAAAGGAGTGTACCAGGGGTACCCATTCCGGGTGGCCGGTTTTCCGTGTTTGGGGATTATGCCGGAAGACAGCGATAACGCCCTGACAGGATCCCAGGGAGCGGAGGACATAGAAACCACGTTCCAGATTTTCATTTATGCCTTCGACTTCAGGAAAGAGAAATCCGCCGGCCTCCTGATGGATATGGACTGGACGGTCGACGAAATCATCAAGAAAAACCGCACGATCCGGGGCCTCGTAGACCGCACGAGAATAGGCCGAACCCAGTATGGGGAATTCTTCCGGGAGACGGCCAGAGGATCCGCAATCGTCGCCCTGGCCGCAAGGAAGGAAATTCACGTAAAGGACTTCGCAAAACGATGAAAAAGATCCGATTGACGGGGAGGTTTCAGACAGACGAAAACGGGAGAATACAGCCGGCGAAGGGAATCGAGATCGAAACAGAAAACTGCGGAGAGGCGAACTTCCTCGAGCACCCCGACAATTTCAACTGGTTAAAAGAAACCGTGAACACGTTCCGAAAGGGAGCGGGAGGTGAAACCGATGGTTAAATTCAGGCTGAATATGGAATTCCGGGGCAAGGCGAAGGTCGGCTCCGTACTATTTATCGACGGGGTATGCGAGACAGAGGACAAGGAAACGATTGCGTTCCTCGACGGCGTGCCCCACGTCACCCGGGTGGAGGACAAGAAGAAAGCCTCCCCCAAAAAGAAGAAAGAACCCACAACGGAGGTGAAGGATAATGGCTAAGGGAGCAGGCTTTAAAACCATCCTGGCCGCAGGAAGAGAGACCGCATACGGGACGGGTGTAACCGTCGCCGAGATGATCCCCTTTCTTTCGGAAAACATCAAAAGGGAGCAGGAACGAAAATACGACCCCAGCCTGATCGGGAAGGCCGGGTACAACCGAACGTTTACCGATCCCGCCCAATACGCAGGGCCCATCGAAGCGTACCTCGACTACGGAGGCCTCGACCTCCTGATCGCCGCCGCCTTGGGAGCGGCCGGAACGCCCTCGCTGTCGACGGACCTGTACTCCAACACCTACACCCTCACGCCCGACGTGGATGAGAGCCTGACGCTGGCGACGAACAAGGACGTCGAAGACACCACCGGCCTCCTGCACGAATGGACCGGCGTGAAGATCGACAAGCTCGTCATCAAGGGCTCGGCCGGCGGAGACCCCCTGAGCGTGAGTATCGAGACCATCGCCCAGCATCACTACAAGACCGGCGATGCAGGGATAACGAACGCCAAGGCCGACATCGCCGCCGCCACCCTGCTCGACGTGCCCGTGGTAATGTTCGAGGATCTGGTATTCAGCATCGCCACCACCGGATCCGCCCTGGTCCCGGGCGACAGCCTGTGCATCGGGGACTTCGAGCTGACCATCGAAAACGGGCTCCGCCGGCTCCTGACCAACTGCGGTCTGGATGAGCCGGACCGGGACCAGCGGAGGATCATCAGCCTCTCCATCGGAATCCCGAGCTACACCAGCGACCTCTTCTACACGTGGAGAGAGAACCACACCGAGCTCCAGCTGAAATTCGCCTTTTCCCGGGAGGTCTCCGGGGTAACGGATGAATACGAGCACGAACTGCGGATCGGGAAGGCCCTGGTGTCCGATTTCCAGACCCCGACCGAAAACGAAAACGTCATCGCCCCGAAGGCCGAGCTGAAGATCATCAGAGCGGCCGGCGACAACCCCACCTGGGGAGCCCTGGAAGAAGAGCTGGAATGGGCAGTAGTCAACGGAAGATCGTCCTCGCCCCTCGCATAAAGGGGGAACGAAGTGCCAAAAGCCGGATGGAAAACTAAAACCATCATAGGGCTCGAGGACGCCTACGGAACGGCAACCGCCCTGTCCGACCCGCCCGTCGTGCCGATTATTTCCGAGGGGATCAGGGAAGAACAGATCCTCATAATGCCGCCAAGCACAGGGGGAGCAGGGGGACTGGAAAAGGGAAGGCTGAGTGGGACCAAACACTACGGTCCCCTCAGCCTTTTCCCTGCATACGGAGCAACGGACCTAGGGGACAAAAGCCAGCGATTAATCCGGCACGTGGGATTCGGGAGTGAAACCCAGGTGGTCCCGGGAACCACAAGAGACTACCTCCACAAGCCCACCGCCACCCAGCCGCCCAGCCTTTTTATAGCGTTCGCCAAAGATGACAGCATCCGAGAATACACCGGCGGGAAGATCCAGATGCTCACAATCCGGTCCTCGGTTGAAGACCTGCTATGGGCCCTCGACCTCGACCTCGGATTCCAGACCCTCAACACCGCCCGGACCAGTAGCCCCACAGACCCATCGACGTGGGCCTATAAGGACTTTGAGCCCATAGCATTTGAGAACACGACGCTCTACATAAACGATTACACCGCCGGGGCCCTGGGCGGAGCAGACGAAGTGGAGATGACCGGATTCGAGATCATCTTGGTGAACGATTACCCGGACCGCCGGACAAAAGAGAGCGGGACAAAAATAGCGGAACCGAAGAGGCTGAAGAGAATCGCAACCGGTCGATTCGACGTGCTCGAGGCGGCCGGCTTCCAGGAAGACCTCGACGCCCAGAAATATAAAAAAGCGATCATCGAGGCGGAATACACAAGCCAGATCACCGGCCGCACGTATACGGAGACGCTCTACATTCCAAAATTCAAATTCCTAACCATCCCGGACACCACCCCGGGCCCGGGATTTCAACCGATCAACGCAGAGATCCAACTTTTCATACCGGAGACGCCGCCGGCCGGATTCCCCGATCAGACCACGGCGGAGCTGATGTGGAGAAGCATCAGAACAGCGTAACAGCAACGAAACCGAAGAGGAGGGCAGTGCAATGCCAGTCAGAAGAAGTAAAACCAAAGACGTCGTGATCATCAAGATCGAGGCCGGCGAGAACGGCGAGCAAGAGGTCTACCGGTGCAAGTGGATCAACGAACGAACGATGAACCAGCTCTACGCCGAAATGGGGGATTTCGACGAAGCCTCCGGCGAATTTCAAATGGAAGCAAAGAGATTCGCCGAATACAGCTATACCCTCGCCCAGAAGATTCTGATCGGCTGGTCCGGGGTAAAAGACCCAGACGCAGAAGACCCCGAGGCCGAAATCAAGTTTAACAAAATGCTAATCGGCGACCTCGAGGTCGGGACCGTCTGCGAACTGGCGGAAAAGTATATGGCGATCCGGGCAGGGGCAAAGGTCAAGCGGGAGGAAGAGATAAAAAACTCCGAGAGCACATCGCCTTCTGCCGAGACTTCCCAGCCTTCCAGGGATGCGGGCGATGTGCCGAGTCCTACGAAAAGCACAAGCTAACGCCACCGTGCCAGACAGCAAAGGGGTGCAAGTGGAAAGACCCGAATCAGGTTGAACACCCGCTCCCGGACCTCTTAGAAGAAAACATAAAAGCGATCAATTTCCTGACCAGGGTAAACATCCTCGGGGAACAGACGGCCCTGACCCTGACGGATATGGAGATGTCGACCGAAGAGGCGGAATATTTCGCTCGGAAACTGACGCTCCTCCGGGAGCTCGAAATGGAAATAGCGAAAAGGGAATCCCAAAACCCCGGGAGAAAACCGGCCCCTCGACGAAGGGGATGAGGAAGTAAATGGCCAGCAAGCCAGTAACAATTCGAGTAAAAGCTGACACGGCCCAAGCCCAAGCCAGAATTGGCACCCTGTCAAATTCAGTCAATCGAAGTTTCCAATCGATGACAAGGTCCGGGACAGGGATGAATACCCGTCTGGTCAGCTTAGGGAAGAGCCTGCAATCCGGGCTCACGCACCTGACACGATACGCCAAGTACGGCCTGCTGGCGGCGGCGGCGGCCTTCACGGCCGTGACGGTCAAAGGGGCCGCCTTCCAATTCGAGCTCCAAAAGGTCGCCAACATCGCCGGAGCGACCTCGGCCCAGATGGGATCGATGTCGGACAAGGCCCGGGAGCTCGGGGCCTCCACGGCCTACACGGCAACGCAAGTGGTGGGCGGAATGCAGGCCCTCGCCTCGATGGGTCTGGCCACAGAAGAGGTGAACGACACCATCGAACACGCCCTCTACCTCGCCGGATCTTTCGGAGCCGAAATAGAGACCGCCAGCTCCGGGATCGTGGTGGCGATGAACAACTTCGGCCTCGCCGTCTCCGACGCCCAGATGATAACGGACCGATTCACCACCACCCTCCAGAACTCCCGGTTCTCCGGGCTCGAGCCCCTGATGGGAGCTTTCAAAGAGGCGTCCGTGAACGCCGGGGCCCTCGGGATGAGCCTCGACGATACCCTGACCGCCGCTAAACTTTTCACGGACGCAGGATACGAAGCAAGCAGAGCGGGATCGATGTTCAATATGTCGATGCGGCAACTAGCAAACCAAACGCCCAAAATGAGCAAGGCCCTTGAGGATTTGGGAATCAAATATAGCGAGGTCAATCCAGAGCAAAACAGCTTCGTCGATTTATTGGAACGTTTCGCAGAAACGGCCCTGACCTCCGAGCAGGCAATAAAAATATTCGGAGCCCGGGCGGGATTGGCGGTCAAGCGGGTGGTTGACCAATTCCGGGAAGCCCCGGAATCGGTAACAGAATTCACAGACAAGCTCAAAGAAAGTGCCGGGACCACGGCGGACAATTACGAACGGCTGATGGACACGGTGCAGGGATGGTGGAAGAAATTCTTGTCCGAGATCGAGGCCTCCGCCCTGAACGCCTTCGACGCCTACTCCGACGAACTGAAAGGCGTGCTCGAGGATATGGTAAAAAAAGTAACGGCCTTCGGGGAGTGGCTGGCCAAGCCAGAGACCCAGGAGGGGATCCGGTCATTTTTCAATTCCATCACCACAGGGGCAAAAGAGGCGGTAGCGGGAATCAAGGAAGTGATCGAATGGTACGCCTCGAAGCAGAAATCCATCAACGAAATGAACGCCTACGAAAAAGAATACGCCGAGTACCTCCGTAGCCAAGGCGTCGAAACGGATATATTGACCCGGGCGATGGATAAGCTAAAGGGAGCTTGGGCTGGACTGAACAAAACCGCTTGGGACGGAATAAAAGCCTTTGTCGGAACGGCTGATCAATCCAAGGAAAATGCCAAAGCTTGGAAGGCGGCCCGTATCGAGCTCGAGATGACGGGCAGGTCCTACGCAGAGCTCTACCACGAACTGAAAAAACACGACTTGGTCGAGGCCTCCGGGATAATTTTCACCGATGAATTCTTTGTCGGATACGAGAAATGGCTGAAATCCCAGGAAGAGCTGAACCTCCGGCTCGCCACCGGGGCCGAGGTCATCAACTCGGTCGCCGGAGAGCTACAGACCCTCGGGATCGACGTCGACGCCATACGAGACAAGGTCGAAGAGGCCGGCGGATCGATGGTCACGCTGGGAGCGGCCCTTGAGGAAGCCCTCCCGGAAGACTACACCTTCGAGCTGAACTTCGAAGCCAACACCGCCAGCATCCACAAAATCAGATCCGACGTGGAGGGAGCCGCTAACACCGGAATGAGCCTCGGGATCGGCGGGATGATCAAGACCTTCTCGAAGTACGGCAAAGAGATCCAGGACAAAATCGCCAATTCCACCGACGAAGGATTCCGGGAAGGCATAAAGGGATTCGACGAAAAAACCAAAGCCGCCCTGATACAATGGAGATTCCAGCTCCAGCAGGCGATAGAAGAGGGGTCAAAAGCGGGAGCCGTCGAACTGAGCTCAGAGCTCCAGAAGGCGGCCGAGAAGCTCGCCGGTGGTATGGCCACGGCTTTGCTCGACAGCACAAAAACCCCAAATTACCAAGCCTACCTGACCAACGTGAAGACGGACCTCCACGCCTACGCCCGGGCGGCCCTGACGGAAGCCTTCACCCAAGCGATCCTCGACAAACAGATAATCCAGCCGCTGGTCGACACACTCAGCCAGATCGACCTTTCCACCACCGAAGGCATAAGCAGCTGGATGGCCGAAACCAGGGAGGCAATAGGGCAGGCGACGGAGAAAATGCAGAACCTCTGGCCGGTGGTCGAAATGCTCCAGAAAGAGATGGACGCCCTGATCCCCACCGTCGAAGATACGGGGGACACCTTCAGATCAACAACCGATGAGGCGGGCAGGGCATTGCAGAATATGGGATACGGAGCTTACGGAGCGGAACAGGACTTGGGGAGCTTCGCCGGGGCGACAAACACCGGTGCGTCCGCCGTCAGCAACTTGGCCAGGGCCGCCGGATCCGCCGCCTCCGCAATGTACCGCCAAGGAACCCAGTACGCATCAAATACCCGGACCCCAGGATCCAGCTTTATCACCGGAGTAGACATAGAACCGGTGACCATCGAAGGGGTGAGATTCGCAAGCGGCATCGAGCACGTACCCCGGACCGGACCGGCAATGCTTCACGAAGGCGAACGGATTATACGGAAACAGGACGTGCGGACAGATAACAGCCGGACCATTTCAATCCAGATTCAGGCCTTGGATCCAATCGGAATGAAGCAAGTGGTCGAAAGGGATATAGCCCCGCTGATAGCCGATTACCAGAGGAGGACGTGGTGAGCAACGCAATTCTCGAATGCCTATGGCCAGCCCGGGGCGGCGGCCTGCTAAACGGTGCCTTCGAATTTTCAACCAACTGGAGCCACAGCGGAGGGGGATCAGCGGCAATCGTGGATTCCGGGGATGCCGTATTCGGCTCGCAAGTGCTGAAGCACACCGCCACCTCCGGGGCGGTAATATCGGACCAGACCATCGTGAACCATATCGACTACGCAGGGAAACGGGTCACCGCCCTCGCCCGGGGATGGAGCTCCTACCCAGGGGTAGCCGTGGGCCTCCGGGTAAACAACAGCTACTATTACAGCACCGCCGGAACGGGGGGAGCACAAAAGGAATACCTGAGATATTCCATCGAGCTCCCGGAAGACCTGTCCACCTTGCAATTCCGGGTGAGATTCAGCCAGACCGGCGGCCGGATCGGCTACTTCGACGCCGCCGCCTTGGTGCTGGGAAACACCCACAGCAAGGTGGAAATCGATGAGTCTCATATTTTCCCGATTATGAAACCAGAGGCGGTGCCGGCCACCATTCTAAAAACCGTCTCCGGCCAGACCATCGGACTACACGAAGACCTCATCGCCATAGACCGGGTCTACCGATTCGAAGGGATCGAGGAAGAGCTCTACCAGAAACTGCGGAATTTCCAGAGGTACGTGGTGTGCGGAGCGGCCTACGAATTTTTATACACCGATACCGATGGAGAAACCTACACCGCCCGGATGATGCCGAGCTTCGACGACAGCGAAGAGGTCGGCCCCGGGCTCTACAACACCACCTTGCGACTACGGCTCAAAGACAGGGGGATAGGATGAAAACAAGAATTATTCTGCTCGCATTATTATTAATTGCCGTACCAACGGCGGCCGCCCAGACTCCGACGCCCGCCTACATCAAGGTCACGGACGTCACCGATATAGAATGGAGGCCGAAGAAAGGAAACCCCTGTAGCTATTACAAAGCCGGAGTGAAAGGGGGGAGCACAGTGCTCGGTTCGACGTATTCATACAGCAACTCTTTCACCGACTTAATGACAGCATCCGACGAACAGATGGCGTTTTACTTCCCATACGTCACAGACGAACTGCCGAGCATCGAGACCGGGGACTACGTGTACGTGACCCACGACGGAACGGGCACGGTTATAACCCTCGACCCTACGATGGCCTACGGGAGCAATTACTACCCAGCCCTGAATGGTGATATTTATACCGATGCGGCATTGACAAGTTTGCTCTGCTCCCGGGCCATCACGCCCGTCCCCACCCCAACCCCGGGACCAACCCCAAACGGGATAGAGGAAGCGTTCGATATGTTCCCGATGGCTAATGGGAATTACAGAGAATGGTCGACGGTAGGAGCCACAGAAGCTTGGGAGGCGGTCAAAGAACAGGACGACGACAAATATATCCTTTGCTCCAATTCAGCGGCAAGGTCTCGGTCCGGTTTTGTCACAGAAACGATCCCCGACTATTTATATTCAATCACCGGGGAAATTACAATCTGGATCAGGGCGAGAGGCGGATGCTACAGTGCCCAAGTGGAGAGCAACGCCACAAACTGCTACGATCCGAAAAACATCGGAAACTGGTGCCCGGAGACGGACAACCTCGGCTGGGCGGCGTTTACGTCGGGCGAGAACCCTTGGACAGGGGAATCTTGGACGTTAGAAGATTTGGATGATTTCAATGTAGCTATCGGGCACAGCAACGCATCTCCAACGGAAGCGGATGTGATATTTTTGTCCTTCCTGGGATGGAGAACATACACACCGACCCCAGCCCCGACGGTCACCCTCACCCCGGTAAGCCCGACCCCAAGCACCAGCCCGACGCCGACGCCGACGGCCTCAATAACCCCAACTCCAGTCCCAACGGCTACCCCGTCCCCAACGCTGACACCGCACCCGGGACCATCGGCTACCCCGACACCGTCCGTGACACCCACCCCGAGCCCATCGGTGACCCCGAGCCCATCGACAACCCCGACACCGGCCGGGAGCCTGCTCGTCGCCCAGACCTTCACAGAAAGTACCTACCCGCTGACGGCAGTAGCGTCTGATGCGGCTCACGTCTACGCAGGGAGCACAGCCGGGACGTGGGTATGGTCCAATACCACCTGGGCCCTCCAGACGCACACAAGCGGAATCTCCGATGTTTACGCCCTGGCTGCCAATTCCGCCTATTACATCGTGACAGGGACCGGGATGGAGATAAACCGGGTCGCCGATTTCACCGTGGCCACCACCGTCAGCACCACAGAATATATCCCGGCCACCTGGGCCGACGAAACGAAGATCCTGGCCAGCGTAACCAGCATAGGCGGGATCCGGGTATGGGGAGCGGGCTCCTTCGACGTGCAGACGGAGCTACTCACCCCCGGAAGCGTCCCAGCCAGCCTGACAGCACACTGGCAGGGAGCAACGGAATTCCTGGCCGCCGGAGGGGGAGACGGAAAGCTCTACATCTGGAACGCCGCCAGCTACGCTTTACAGACAACCGTCCAGATGACGTCGGCAATCACCACCCTCGTCTCAGAGGACGGCGGTGACCGGATATTCCTCGGACTGGAAGACGGCCACCTCCACAGCTACGACCTCGGGACCGGACAGGCAGTAGACCACGGATCCTCGGTAGGAGCACCCGGATCCATTACCGGAATGACCTGGGCGACGTGGAGCCAGCCGATCTGGCTCGCAACCGATACAGGCGGCGTACAGGGCCGGACGGAGTCCGCCGGCCTGATGAAAACGACACACTTCTGGAGCGATACGGATATCCCCATCTCGGCCTTAACAGCCGACACGTACTACCTCTACGCACCGGCCCGGACCGGCGATTTGTACATTCTCGAGAAACCATAACCCCGGAGCCCGAAGACAGGGATGAAAGAATTCACGGAATACTTCCTCGACCTCCTCCGGGCCGACGGGATCCGCCTCTCCACCTACGTCGAGCTTGAGGTACCAGACGTAGGGAGCTACTACCTCAGCGGATCGGACCAGATCACTCAAGAATTTGGGAGAGTGCTCACAGGAAAGATCCTGCGATGGACCCCATCCGTCGCCAGCGTCCCCTGGTTAAATTCAGCCCTTCACGATGCCAGCTTCAGCCTCGAGATTGCCAACAACCCCAGCGGAACGGATTGGAAGACCTTCGTCGAGGAAATCGCCGGAGTGGACGTCCACACCATCAAGGTCAAAGTATGGATCCAGATCAAGAACAGGGCCCCGGAATTATACCAAGGATGGGTGGAGAGAATCGAGAGCTACGACTACGAATCGATCACCCTCAACTGCTCGCTGGGCCTCTCCCACGTAGACAGCCTATTTGGAAACCTCATCAACCCCACCTCGACCGGCCTGCCGACGTGCGAAGACAACCAAGGGAAAATGATGCCTTGGATTTACGGACGGATAAACAACTGCCCCCTGATCCTTATTACCAAGGCGACCGAGGCGGATCTACAAGTGGACATCACCGAAGACGATACACTAATCCACCTCCACAACGTGAAATATAACGGAGGCGTATATTATACGCCAGGAACACTATTCATCGGGGGAGAACTGATCGCCTATTACGGGATTAATTCGACGGCGTCTGGCCTGCAATTAACCGGCGTGCAGAGAGGCTTCTACCATACAATAAAAAGCCGCCATTACGCAGGGGAGCTCGCAATCCAATGGCAAGCGGTCACCGGCTGGGCGAACGTGCTCCACAACTACTTGGTAGCCGATCACGAAGTGCTGGATATCGCCAACGTGCGGGTAGGCGACAAGCTGGCCCCCGCCAGCGATTACACAAAGTACCTCCAGATATGGAGAGGCGAACCAGCCGGCTGGAAGTCCGTGGTCCAGTTTTCAAGGAACCCGATATACCCAGATGAAGCCCAGAACACGGTAACAAGAAAAATCTACTTCCGGTACGGCTCCGGGGCCACCGATATCAATAACGTCCTCGAGGCGGAAGAGGGGGACGGGCCATTGGGAGAGGGGAGGGATTTTGCCTTCATCCCAGGAACCGGAACCGCTAGGCTCAGAGTGAACGCCGACACAGAATGGGACAAGGCGAAATATTCCCTCGGGAAAATAAAATCGGCGAAGCTCGTCCTGAAAACCCGGGTGAGCATTTCCGACGTCGACGACCTAAAGCCCGAGGTGGACGTAACCGCCTCCACCGCCCGAGTGAAGATGAGCAACGGGGCCATCCCGGACTGGCTAGAGCTCGACACCTGCAAGGCGACAGGCGAAGCTCAGTATGGACACGACCTCCCTAGAAGTGCCCAGGGGATAACCGGAATAGCTGAGAAACCATCCGACGCAGAAAACTGGAGAGACGAACACCTCGCCTGCGACTGGCCAGGGTGGGCTTGGATTAGAATTTATCATATGGAGGATCCAGACAAGGGGAATCGGCTTGGATATTGTGCCCTCACGATGAATTTCCCAGAATGGAAAATCAAAAACACCATCGAAGTTTTTATGGAACTGAAATACAAAATATACCAACCTCGGGGTGCCTACCAGGCCCCTACTATGGGGGTGCTCATTACCACCGAAGAAGACGGCGAACAACACCTCGCCTATTTGCCGAGGTCGAGCACCGGACAGTACATCTGGTCAGCCTACCTTACCGAACACCTGAGTAAAAGAATAAAATCTATAACGGTCTTCATCGAGGGAGGAACCCTAAACTACCAACAGAATTACGATATATTGTACGCCTTCCTCAGATACAGATACCAGCCCACCGATTACGGAGACACGAAAATCCAGGAATACGATATAGACCTCTCAGAATGGGGGAGCCTCGACAACCTGCTCTTGGAAGTAGACCACACAAGTACCGGGACGGGGACCAAAGAGCTCCGCATCTACGACGCCCATATCGAAGTGGAATACTGGCCATACAAGCCCACCTCGACCCCCAAGGTTACCGCCGACGTCAAGGGCCTCTACGGCCAATCCAACCTGACCGGAGAAAATGAGCACCCCGAGAATGTGCTGAGAAACCTGATAGGCAGGGGAATAGGCGGCAGAACCCAGCTCGGGATCTGGATCGATCAAGACAGCTTCGAGACCTACACCACCGGGGAGAATTACTGCGATCTGAGGCTCGACCAGCAAGAGTCCATCATCGCCCTGCTGGGAAGGATAGCCTACGAGAACCGCAGATGGCTTTTATTTTACTCCTCGAAATTCTACTGCATCCGCCGGCCAGACACCCTCGGCACCCCCGACTGGATCATCGGCGAAGACGAAATAATCGAAGACACCTACCAAGTGAAACCGCAAAGCGTCTTCGACCTGATCACAGAGCTCGAATACAAAATGCACCTCAACCACGCAGAGCGAAGGTGGGAGACCTCCGGGATTCTGGAAGTGGCCACCCCCTCGACGGTGGGGAAGAAAAAACAGAGCCTCAGCCTTTATAGCCGGAGCACCGTCGAAGACACCACAGTCCAACAACACTACCTCGATATGTTTGGAGCCTCGAAGAATTTCCACCATTTTCAGCTTGTCCCGGAGGGGATGAAGCTCGAGCCCGGGGACGTGCTCCAAGTGACGTACCCAAGGCTGAACATCGAGGACACGAAGCTCCTGGTGCTGACCGTCGAAGTCCCCCTCCCGGACCTCACCCAAGGAACGGGGTTGAACATCGGAATAATCGGAGTAGAGTACTAATGAAAGCCCACCGCAGACTCCGATGCCCGAGGTGCGGCCGCCACCGGCTGACCTCGCTGACGGACCACGGGACCACCATCTGGGCCTGCGGGGTTTGCGGATACAGCCGGGTGATCAATCCAGAAAAAAGACGGGCTCCACACGCCCGGAGACAAAGCAACCGGAGAAGATAAAATGCCCCTGACAGCGATCCAGGACCAAGGCGTCGTCCCGCTCCTGGAAGAGATCCTCAAGCTGATCAACCGGATCTTGGACAAGGCGGAAAAGGACAAGGCAGTAAAAAAGGAAAAAGCGGAGGCCCTACGTGAGAAAGCGAAAAAAGCCGTGGAGAACCGGGATTATAGCGTGCTCCATCTTTGCCTGCTGCGTATTCGGGAGCTGTAAGACAGCCCCCAAGGAAATCGTGCTCCCCCCCCTCACGCCGGAACACTTCATCGTGACGGATCCGGGAGACAGCGTAGCGGGAACCGAAACCACCCTCCCGGGAGCTTGGTACTCGGACCAGATGCTCTGGGAGATTTTCACAATCAAGCTGGAGAGAGAGCTCCAGTAAACCAACGCCCGGAAACCCCGGGAAAGGGGAGAAAGAGATGATCGGAATCGAAAACCTAAACCAGGTGAACGTCGCCCTGACCAAGCTGGCCGTGCTCGTCGTGCGAGCATCCCAGGGAGCGGAGGATTTCAGCTGGCAAGACAGTACCGGCTTCCTGGCCACCCTGCCCGCCGCAATCGAGGAGATCGAGCAGGTATCCGCAGAGATTGCGGACCTCGACGCCGAGGAGACGCAGGAACTCCTCGAAACCACCCTCGCAGAGCTACAGCCCCTGGGGATCCTCGACCCCGAAGTGGCGATGCCCTTCATCGAGGCGGCGGCCGTATTCACCGAAGGAATCCAGCGGCTCCTCGGAGCGATCCAGCAGCTGGGCCCGCCCGACGAACAGCCGCCGGTCCCAACACCCCCGACGGAGTAAACCGCCGTGGAGAGCTACGACATCATCGGAAGCCTCAGCCTGATCGTGGTTGTGCTGGCCTGGGCGATAGCCAAAGTCATAAAGACCAAAGCCAAGGACAAGCACAGGACCAGAGCGACCGTGCTGGGAATTTCCCTCCTGGTCTGTTTTGGGGGACAGGCGGCCGGCCTTATTTTTCCCGGCCTCGCCCCGGCTGACGTGCTCATCAAGGCCCTGATCGTCGCCGGCGGAGCGAACATCACGTATCGCTATATCGCCCATCCGGTCGAGATCGAAACGACCAAGGCGGCAAAGACCCTGCACGCACGGCTGACCAAAAGATAGCCGAACCCCGGACCGGGGCCCCAGCCATAACGGGGCCCCGGTCCGCACCCCTCCCGCTCCCGGCCACCCCGCCAGATCCACCCCGGGCCCCCCTCTGCCCGGATCCCGCCAACATCCGTGACCCCTCCGTGATGGACAACCCCCGCCAGGGGGAGAGAGCCATCGAGGGAGCCACCCCCCGGGAAAGCAAGAAAAAAACCAATTTATTTTTCTTATTTTTCCCGGGGGAGAAAAAGAGAATCAACCCCGGAAGTGCGTTTGCCCCAATGTTTACAGGGGTTTGAGAGACCCAATCCCTCCCCCATTTCCCCCAAAAAAAAACTGAAAAAAAATTGCGTTTCTGGGTTGACAAAGAACCAGAAAGGTGGTACCTTTGTATTGACGATAAGAAAAGGAACCCCAACCGCAGGAGGGAGAAAATGAAAAAGGTAGCTTGGAAGACGATGCAGAGAAAGATGAGAGACGGAGAGATGGAAGTCAACGCCTGGGGCCGGGACAACCGCTGGGCCGACGTGACGACTACCAACGCCAGAGGGGACCGGAAACGCCAAGTGGTCGAGGTCTTAAACTGGAAGCCGGAACGGTAGACAACCACAACGAAGAAAAAGGGAGAAACCAATGAGCCAGAAAGCAAGCGAAGCCTACAAAGAAAGAAAGAAAAAGATCGCCGCCCTGATGACGGAACTGCTGGACCACCTCGAGAAACACGAAGAGGACTTCTACACCGGGATAGCGGCGGAAAGAACGGACTGGGGATTCGCCGGCGACCTCGGCCGGATCGCCAGCGGCCTCGAGGATCTGGTCGCCCCCTTCCGCCAGGAAGACTAACCCACAACAGACAGCCCCCTCCCCCCCCGGGGGGGGAGGGGGAAAGGAAAGAACCAATGAAAGCACCAAGAGAATGGGATGACCACAGAATACTCCACGAAACGGTACTGGACGCCTTAGATAGAGCTTCCGACCCCGAAGGCCCCATCGGCCCGGTTTATTACGGGGAAGGAAATGACGGCTACGGCGGCCGGGGATACGTGCAGATCAAAACGCCGGATGGTAGGATTTTCTCCCTGGACCTTTACGAGATCCTCTAAACCCCGGCACAGCCGGAAAGGATAAAAGAATGAACACAGGCAAATGGCTGAAAACAATCGGCGAATCCAAAACAGAGGAAGAGCGTGAGCGGAACATCAAATCGATGGAAGCGGAAACAGAGATCCAGATCCGAATGACAGAACGGGGATACTACCAGCCCCAGCCGGCCGACGCCGGGGATTACGGTGGAGCCTTCGACGGGATGGGGACCGTCTACTCAGACGCCGATCCGGGTTTGTGAAAGCAGACCCCCAGCCAGGGAAAGGACAAAAGAGATGAAAAGAGAAAGAGACAACCGGAGGATCGAAAAGGCGATAGACGAGCTGATAAAGATAAAGGACGACGGCCACGGCGGAGCCGACATCGAAATCGTCCTCCTGATATTAAACCAACTTCACAACCAGAATAGGGACTGAGCCGATGAGAGAGATGACCCCCAGGGAGAAAGCAGAGTCAACAGCGGCAACCGGAAGAAACGCCCGGATGGCGGAATTTCTCCGGGCCGAGGCCGCCAAGGCCGCAGAGCAATCAAACCAAGCGGAGGCCAGTAGAATCGCAAGCCTGCTGGCGGCAACCAGCCGGCCAGCCTTCGCCATCGAGGAAGAGGAATGGGATCCGATAACGGGATAAAGCCGGGACCACCGGAGAGAGCCATCGAGGGAGCCACCCCCTGAAAACACAAGAAAAAAAACAATTTATTTTACCTTTTATTCCGGGACGGAAAGAGGGGACAAACAACACGAATAGCGTTTGCCCCAATGTCCATAGGGGCTTGAGACACCCCCCCTATACCATAAACCCACCCCGAAAAAAACTGAAAAAAAAGTGCGTTTCGGGCTTGACAGGAAACCGGAATCGTGATACCTTGGTCTTGACGATAGGAACAGAACACAAACCAAGGGAGGGAAGAGAATGAAAAGATTCGGAATCGAGATCGAGGCAACAGGGCGGACCGCCAGCGAAATAGCCTGCAAACTGACCTCGGCCGGGATACCCACCACCTACGACGGCTACAGCCACACCACCCGGTCGATGTGGAAGACGGTGAGCGACGCCTCCCTGAACGCCCCTAAGTCCTTCGAGCTGGTCAGCCCGCCGATGCCCCTGACCGAAGACAGCCTCAACGAGGTCAAGGCGGTCTGCAACCTCCTCGAGTCCGACCCCCAAGTAAAGATCAACCGGAGCTGCGGCCTGCACGTCCACATCGAAGCCACCGCCCTCACCCCGAAACACATCGCCTCGGTGATCCGCCGGTACCAGGATAACGAAAGCACCATCGACAGCTGGATGCCCCAGAGCCGCAGAAAAAGCAACAATTTCTACTGCAAAAGCATACGGAGCAAAAGCATCCCGGAGAACCCGACAAGATACGAAATAGCTAACTGCTTCGGCCAGCAGGGAGCCGGAAGATACTACAAGGTAAACCCGAAACCCTACATCACCTACGGAACGATCGAATTCCGCCAGCACAGCGGAACGGTCAACGCCGCAAAGGTGACAAACTGGATCCGGTTCTGCGGACAATTCGTCGAGGCCAGCCGGCCGGTCGAAACCACGGTCGAGGCCACAAGCGTCATCGAAGAGCTCAACGGACGGGCCCAGGAGGTCGCCCGGGAGATAGCCACCCAGGACGGTACCGCCACCCTCGAGAGCCTCGCCCTCGCCCTCGGGACCACCACCGGAGCGGTAAGAGTAGGGATCTGGAGAGCCCGGAAAGCCGGGATGCAGATCGCCTGCCGCCGGGGAACCTACACCGTAGCCCGCCGGATCACCACCGCCGCCCGGAACATCTGGGACGGGATCGACAACAGCATACGGGAATTTTACAACGCCCGGGCGGCCCAGCTCGCCACCGCCTAAAACCCAACCAACCATCCCCCGGGGGGACGCCCCCCGGGGGGACGGGAGAAAAGAGATGAAAAAGACAGAACCGAGAACCAGAGCAGAATGCCTGAAGATTATTAACGACCTGCGAGAGCGGTCCTTCGACCCGCCGGAATACACCACCGAAGAGTATATGGAAGCGGTGGCGAAGAGGCACAAAATCTGGTTTGGGACGGGCCTCGATACCAGCACGCCGGAGAATTTCATAAAGGGCCTCGCACCGGTCCTCAACCACAAAATGGAGGAAGCGGTAGTATGAAGAAAAAGACGGACCTGATATTCACCTACGGAACCCTGATGACGGGGATGCCCAACAACCCCAGACTCAACGGAGCAAAAAGCCAGGGCAGGGCGACCACCGTCGAAAAGTACGAGCTCCGGGCGGCGGCCGTCCCCTACGTCAACAAGAACCACAAGACGCACGTAATCCAAGGGGAGGTCTTCGAGGTCGACCTCCGGGACTTCCCCCGGGTAGACCAACTCGAGGGACACCCGACGTGGTACTGCCGGGAGAGGATCCCCGTCCGGCTGGCAAGCGGACAGACCGTCAAGGCGTGGATTTATTTCAACAACAGGGCCGAAGCGGCGGTAGTGCCAAGCGGGGATTTTCGCAAGGTCAACCAGGGGGACCGG